ACGATCTGACGAAGCACCTACGCTCTGCAAAGCCCAATAAAGATACTTATTGTCGTTGACGCTCAAGTCTTTATGTAAGGCGCTAATAGTCGCCTTTGTATTGTAATAGGCGGCAATAGCGACGGCACGCCGGATATACGAAGCCTCAAGCATGTTTTCTAGTGCTTTGTTGTATTTTTCGGAAATTTCGCCGATTTTTTGGGCGGCAGTGTCCGGGTTGCAGGTTGCGCCGCTTTGCGCGGCTGAGACTCGCAACCCGCGTTGCTCGCTAGCGTTAAGCCCGTTGATATCGCGGATATCGCGCGGGTTCCAACCTTGCGTGCGTAGTGCGTTGATGCACGCGCCGATCTGTTCGCGCGCCTTGGTGAGTTCCACCTTGCAGGTGTCGAAGCGCTTGGCCGCCTCACGTAAGGCCGCTGGGTTATATAGGCCGCTAACATTTTCGTTATAGGCTTTTGCGAAAATGTTAACAGCGTTTTTAGGGATCAAAAATTGCCGCCGATCGGCAGCAAAAAAAGTGACATTTGTCATGTCTTTAGTCTTAATGTTTCCCATTGTGATGTTCCTAACATGTCTCTCTGTGTAGTTCTAAATGTGATATTTCCCACGTTTCACACCCGCTATATTGTGTGTTACGTGTCATAGTGTGTTCTCACGGTCCCATTTTCTTACCTCCTGTCGGGTTCCGTTCCCTTATGTATATATACTATCGCACGCACGCGCCTATAGCAAGAAAAATAGCCCTAAATTCAAGTGAACTAGCACACATTTACGCGCCTATATATGCATCACGCGTGCCTATGCGAAAATTTGCTTAAAAACACCCTACCCTAAAACGCACTGTAAGCCAATCTAACGGCCTTAAATTCAAGCATAGTACTATATACCTAGTCACAAAGTTAGGGTCTCAGATTGGCTTACACGCAACCGCGCCAAAACGACCCAAACGCACAAAAAGCCATGCGCTAGGCATGGCTACAAACAAAACGGACACACAAAAAGACACTAGCTAAAAAGCTAGTGTCTTAATGCTTGCGTGAATCAGTTCACAAAGTAGTCACCGTTAGCGATTTGCTCAAGTAGGGTTAGGTACGTGTGCAAGTCGTCCAAAAAACCCTCCCCAAGCGCTTCCTCGTCGCTTTCGTCCATTTCGTCGAAAATGTCAAGCGCTCGCCAAATCGCCTTACTGGCGTTCGAAAGGTGGTAACCCTCCCAACCGCGCGCGCTAGATAGAACAATGTTCTTACAAAAATAGTGCAAGTCCCAAAGCGCAACGCGCGGGTTGTGCAGCTTAAATTCGCGACTTAAAGCACCCCAATTTTGGTATAAAAGCTTGTCAAGGTCCCTAATGGTGCGTTCGATCTGTTCGAACACTCGCATTTTTTCGGAATATGCGAACATGTCAAGAACTGAAGTAATCGCGTTGTATGGGTCCATGTCTGCATTGAAAGTTTCGAGACCCCGGCCACTTGCTAAAGCGTAAGGCCAAACCGTGTTAGGAAGCAGGTCCTTAATCGCGTCTGCATCCTCACGCATGGTATGAATAACGTCACCTTGCCTAACCTCAGTTTCAAAGCAGACCCTACCGTCTGCTCCTGCGCCGGCAATGGTAATCGTGAGTTCGATTACACCGCCGGGTGCGTCTTCCCAAACAAAGGTTACGCTTTCGCGGTCCCAGTCCAAGCCGTCCCACGGGTTAGCGGTGTGGAATTCGTCTGGCATGTCTTTCATGTCACATGTCCTATCTGTGTCGTTATGTCGTGTTGTTGGTTTGGGTGGGTTAGTTTTTGCCCTATCCCCTGCCCATGTAAATATAATAGCGGACTATCCGCATATTTACAAGTTATTTTGTTGTGTAGCGGGTCACACTTCAGTGGTAGCTAGCGCTAGACTGCTAAGCGACTCGCTACTCGTGACCCAACCCGCTAAAATTTCACAGATAGCGTCACGGCCCAGCTTATTTGTAATGACAACCTCATACCGTTTGCCGTCGCATCCCTTGAGACGTACAACAATGCGGCCACCACGGTGAAATACTGACAATCGACCAATTTTGTTATATTGACCATAGCTAAAATAACGCCACATACCCGCCGGCGTACCCGGCTTGCGATTAGCCCACACGTCACCAACTACAAATTTAGGTGCATTTGAGCTGCAAGTCACAATCACGTAAATATCCGGGCTATTCCATGTCGGTCGCTCTGTGTTCTTGCTCACTTTAATTCTCCCTATGTGTGTATGTTTTGAGGTGGGCATGACTTGCACCCCATGCCCTTAGGTGTGTGAGTTAGCTAGCACAGTCAGGATAGTGCCAAGTTTCGTCCCAAAATTCGGCTATCTCCTCGTCTTCAAGCAACATATCTAACAAACCGAAAGTGTCTAAAATAACATGGAAACCGAAAGCCCAATTTTGCAACATATTGGCATAGCGTGGACTAACGTCTCCATACGCTTTCGCTTCACGCCATAAACTATAGGCGCTGTCTAAAATTCCGACTAGGTCAGCAAGCATATCTTTAGGAGTGAGCAAGTCAACAGATTCGCCATAGAGAAAATTGTATTTAACCCATGCACCGGTTAGGCTACCACCAACCAACGTTTTAGTATCGCTAGCACCCCATTTGCTGTATACCATGCGAACCAGCTCTAAACGCTTTTTGAAGATAACGTTAGCTAAGTCACAAGCGTTGTAGCGCTTAAGGATGAACTTTGCACCCATGCGCTTCACTGGTTCGAAGCTTTCAGAGTCGATAGCCGCTAACTGCCACTCTTCCCGCTGCTTGTATGACGGCATTTGTACGTTTTTCATGTCTGTTACTTTCTGTGTTGTGTTTTTGGTTGGGGACGTATTGTTAGCCCGTCCCCTTGGCTTATGTCTATATCCTATAGAAAATATGGGGATCAATCAAGTTTTTAATATGTGGCCTTAGCCACATTATGTTTAGCGGTTACCCGGTAGCCAGTCGGGAAACTCGACGGCGGCGCGGCGCGCGTGCCACTCGCTCACTACCGCGCACACCAAGCGGACAACCTGCCAGGTGACCAACACCACAAGCCAGAACATAGCCAGACCTGCAAGCCACCACGTGCCATTGTTAAACAGAATGTCCTGCCAAATGGTGGGTTGATCGGTCAGGCCGTAGGTAGTGGTGATAACCCACACGTCGCGCGGCGCCTCTAGGATCACGTCCCAGACCTGGGACATTTCAGGGCGTAGGTAGTAGGCTAGCCCAGCGACAGCAGTGGCAAGGGCCACAGTCTCAAAGACTTTGTTACGCATTGTTCGCATCTCCCTTTGTGTTGTGTTGTATAGCGTCTCTCGCTATGCCTCTAGTCTAGCGCATCATGCCTATCAGTGCCAGTATATTTTCTGTGTTACTGATCACATAATGTTTAGACTGTTGCGCTTGCGATTCACATCGCTTGCATGTCTATAGACTACATGCCCACCTACACAGATGCAACCTAAACCAGGGTGACATAACACACACTAACCAAATGAACGCAAACTATTTACAACAACAAACGTTCGTGTTATCACGCGCGCGCGCGTTAATAAAATAGGCATAAACATTTTGCGCATCGCTAACACACAAACGCTTGCAAATCAATATGTTTAATCTCACAACACACTAAAACGTTCACTACACACAACAAACACAATGTCAATAGCTACAACATGTGACACTAGCAACACGAATACGTCACATTTTGGGTTTGTCATGTCTTTAACCAATTGTCTGTTAGCAACACCACAAAAAAATCTATTGACAAAAAGCAAATTCATCAGGAAAAACGCTTGAATCACACAAAAAAGTGACCCATCCAACAAGCCGAGGTACTTTGTCAGGGGTAACCAGGGCCCCATGTGACCCATTCGTGTGGGGAAGATCACCCAAGGGGGGTTTTAAAACAAATGTTAGGTCAAAGACGGGTCGGCGGTGGACAGACATTTACCCCTCCCCGAGCATATACAACATCGGGCTACAAGGCAAACGAATAGCCCCATAGCTAGCTAATTCAAGCGGCTATGGGGCTATTCGCCAATCTAAACACACATCCGAAAGGAGTAAACACAGTATATAGCCTTTTTGCTTGTGCTGCAAGCACTTTCTAGGTTTCTGACTAGTGTCGTTTATCTCTTCCTGTGACCAGCTGACTTGGTTTCCTGCTTTTCGTTGGAATTGCGCGGTTTATGCCTTTCAGAGCTCGAACATGTGTACAAAACGTGTAGTTGAGGTGTAGTCAAGGTGTAGTTAAAATATGAGTACAGTGTTAGACGTCCGTCGGATAGAAAGGTTTGGGTTAATGCCTATCAGGAATGAGGATCGGCTGGAAGAATGGCCGCGTGGTGCTAGGCGCTCTGACTTTGTTACGCGCCGTGAGGCTTTGAAGCTGTTGGGGTTGTCGCCTACGTCGCGTGGGTCTTTGATCAAGTTGGTTGAGCGTGGAGAGCTTCGAGAGTTTGTGCCGTTGAACGCTAACGGCGTTTTGCTGTTGCGGGCTGAAGTTTTGCGTCTGGGTAAGGGTGGTGTTTTGGTTGGCTAGTTTCTTTTTTGGGGTTTCGGGTGTGCCGGTGTCTCAGGGCTCTATGGTGGCTTTGCGTAACGGCCATTTAAGGCACTCTAAAGGGGATGCCCTTACTAGGTGGCGTGCCTTGGTGTTTAAGGCCGCGTATGAGGCTTGCAGGGGCCTTAACGTGGATGTTCCGTTGGATGGTCCAGTGCGATTGCGTCTGGTTTTTGTTTTGCCGCGTCCTAAACGCCCGCGTTTCTGGGTTCCGGCTGTTAAACCTGATCTGGATAAGCTGGTGCGCGCTGTCGGTGATGCTCTATGCCCGTCTAGTGGTCCGCGTGTGTTGCGTGAGGATTCGCGGATTGTTCACGTTGACGCATACAAGGTTTACGCTGATTACCCGATCCAGCCGGGTTTGTTGTGTTGGGTTTCGACTGTGGAGGGAGTTCGAAAGTGAATAACGATCTGTTTAAGGCCCCTAGGAGCGTTTTTACGGGGCCAGAATTCAGGGGCCTATCAGTTAGGGCTAAGCTGCTTTATTTGGCCGTCTGTGCGCATCCTGGATTGTCTGCTTGTGGTGTGGGTCGCTGGGATGAAGAAGTGCTGGCCACTCTGTGCCCGGATTTGACTTACCGCGAGTGCATGGCAGCTGGGTTCGAGTTAATGGCGGCTGGCCTGATTGTGTTTGATCCGGTTGCAGGGTTGGTTGGTCCGCGCAGGTTTTTGTCTTGGATCAATCTAGGGCAAGAGCGTGTTGCTAATGCCGTGGTTGCAAGCTTTTATGACGCATCTAGCCTAGTTGTCATTTCATGCTTGGCTATGGATGGTGCTAACTGGGCTGCGGAAAACTCCCGCAAGTCTACGTTTGCGCAGGTGGATAAGGGTTTGCGTGATCTGGTTAGCAGGATCGATCCTGATAATTTGGTACGCCGTTTGCGCGACATTATGTCACTGATGCAAAACACTTTTAACCTTATGTCACGTGTGCAAAAAAATTTCGAAGAAAAAAGTGACCTGGACGACATGGTGTATAACTTGTTAAACAGTATGATCGTTGGAATTTCAACGTTTCCTCAATCCGATTACGCTGTGAGCGTAGAGCTCTTGACAAAGTTCAAAAAAACGCACATAATAGATATTAATAATAAAGATGTTGATATTAACTCTTACATTAGTAAAGATGATACCTACGTTAATGATAATAAAGCTTACTCTAGTAAAGATGATATATTAGCTTTTAGTAAGCCAACCATTAATAAGTTAGTGTCTAAGAAGCCAACCATTAAGGGCAAAAAGTGTCACAAGCCACACTTGCAGCTTGTTTTAGGCGCTGAACCTGTGGAAAACTTGCCCTTGCCTGTGGATAACTTTTCTGAGCCTGTGGAAAACAAGAGCACTCGCAAACGGGCCACATACAGCGCAGAGTTCGAACAGTTCTGGGCAGCATTCCCCAAAGCGCGCAGGGTAGGCAAAAAAGGCGCCTACGCAAAATGGGTGCAGGTGATCCGCAAAGGCGAAGCTACCTTTGAGGAAATCATGGAGGGTTTAGAGCGCTACAAGGCTAGCTGGAATCCCGGCTATTACCACATGCCTACAACCTGGCTTAACAAGGGTCTATGGGACGGCGACTACCAGCCCCGCGCCCGATCCACTATGCAGCGTTTCGCGGCTATCGCCATGCAAGCCGCCGAAGACCAAAACAACAACACACATTGGGAGGAAACAGACAATGAGTTCTAAGCAAGCCGTCGCAGCAGCACTGGCCATGTTGACCGAGTGCGGGCTGGTTAAGGTTGGGCCTGAAGACAACCTTGCTGACAAGGTGAATGTCTGGCACCTGGTCCTTGGGGACGTCGTTAGCGATAGTGTGCTTAAGGACGCTACGTTAGCCGTCTGTAGGGCAGTCGAGAAGCAGTATGGGGTTGTTACCCCACGGGACCTTATGGCGGCGGCTGAACGGCTCCGTAAGGGCCGTATCCGCGAAGTGTGTAAGCGCACGCCTGTTCCGGTTGGTGACCGTGACGCCGTGGACCAATGCGCCTATGCGCGCGGCTGGCTGTGGGCTGTCGGTGAGGGCCTAACCCTTGAAGAAGCTGACCGTAACGGGCTGGCGGCTGTTATGTGCTACAAGGCGGTTGAGGGTAGGGAACCTGAAACCCGCCCTGAGCGTCTTCTAAGCCGCCTTAGCGAGGCGATTAAGCCCGATAAGGTACCCTGGGGAGGGTACGTTAATAAAATCCCCGTAAAACGGCTTACAGGCGTTCCTAGCGGCGGTGAGGATGTAGACCCAGCACAGGTGGAAGCAGTCAAAGCGAAACTACGGGCGTTAACCAACTCCCACGTAGTGCCTAACTAAACAACATGGCCACAAAGGAAGCACGTATCGCCCTTTGTGGCCATGACTGTTTGTGTATACAATAAACGCGACGTCGAAAAGGGTTTCACCTCCTCCCCCAATCGCCGCCGCCCCCACACAAAGGCGTGTGGATGAGAAAAGGGTCTAGGCTTAACTCCACCTAGACCCTTTTCTCTGCAACTTGGCTTATAAAAGCTGGAAGCTGGTCACATACATAAAGCCGTCTTCGCCGCGTTGCAGCTGGCAGTCCATGTATTTCTTCTCGATCCCGTCTTGCGTGTAGACGTGTACGGGGTAGTCAATGTACATGATGCCGGTTTGGGGGTCTTGCCATTCGCGGGACTGCGCTTTGTTCTTCAGCATCCAGAAGCCGCCGGGGTACAGTTTCTCGCCGTACTCTGAGCAAATCTTGCGGGCGCTCTTGGGCACGCCGGTAGGAATGCTGGTTGGCGTGGCGCTGGGCACCTGGGCGGGCTTAGGCGAAGCGCTAGCGGTGGTTGTGGGTGTCGGTGCGGACGCGCTAACGGTTGGGGTTGGGGTTGGTTGGGTCTTGCCAGTGTCCTTACCGGCCAACACTCCCACTAAGGCCAGGAAGCAAGCCACGATTACCGCAAAGGCGACAGTATAGAATACAGTGTTCGCTACCTTGTTAGGGCAGGGAGAATTAAGCCAGATAATCAGGCGGTTGTATAGGTTTTTCATGCCCTAATTATATCAAAGCCCCCAAGCGTGCAATGTGATATGAACACTTGCGTGTTGGTTGATTCTTACCCTCCACCCCGATAAAATTAAGACACACGAAAGGAGGAAACATGCACGACTACCTAGACCCCGACGAACCCCACTATTTATTAGTAAGCGGCCCCGCTGACGCTAGCGTTGACTATTGGGCCTGCCAATTACGTTGGGCAAAGCGCGCCGAAAAGAGCTGGCAAGAATACCTAGCAAGGAAAGGGTACGGTAAGACAAGCGATGATGACAGCCAGTGAAGCTCTAGAAGTACACTTAGCCGAGCTGCAACGCAGGTTTAGCCGTATTGGTGGTAGCGGCTGGCAAGACAAAGCAGTGTGTAAAGGGTTGCCCCTGGACCTGTTCTACCCGGAAGACTCCACCGAACGAGTTAACACCGACAAGGTTATTAACGGCCTTTGCAAGCGTTGCCCCGTGAAAAACGAGTGCTTACAAATGGGGCTTTTGGAGGGCATACCCCCTTTCGGGTTGCACGGTGGCCGAACCTCAACAACCCTACGTAAACTAGCGCCATATAGGGAGAAAATCATGAACCCACGCACACCTAAGCCAGACGAATTAGCACACATTATCGAGACTCGTCTACAACTGACTAACCGCAAAGCGTGGCTAGCTAAGCTGGAAGCCACACAAGCTATTGATCCACGCACCAAGCGGGAAAAGCGTATCGAGAAACTACTAAATGAAATCATGGAGCTTAAAAAGGAACTAATGCGATCTATGGAGGTTGCGTTAGGTATCTACGAAGCGCCTATTGATAACGCACAGAACAAGGAGTGAACACACATGGGACACAAACTAGAGTTTGACGAAGTTAAACACCGCTACACGCTGGATGGCGAAAACATGCCGTCCGTGACTACGATTCTTGGGGCTGGTTTCCCTAAACCGTATTTGATGTATTGGGCCGCTAAAATGGTTGCTGAGGCGGCGGTGGATGAGGCCGAAAACATTGCCCGCACCTTGGAGGTGCGCGGCGGTGACGCGCGCGGGGACCTCATTAACCGCCTCAAGTCCGCGCCGTGGCGTTACCGTGGCAGCAAGGCCCGTAAGGGAACCGCTGTACACAGTTTGGCCGAGCAGTTGGTTAACTGGGAGGAAATCGAACCAGCCCCCGAACTACGACCCTACCTTGACGCCTACCTGACGTGGCTAGACGGTAACCCGTCTTTTGAGGTTATCGCCACTGAGGTTCCCCTAGCCTCAACTATGCATGGCTATGCGGGTACGGCTGACCTTATCGCTAAGTTTGAGGGTGACGTCTGGTTATTCGATCTGAAGACCTCAAATAGCGTGCATGGTGAGTATTTCATGCAGTGCGCAGCATATGCCAATGCCGACTATTACAAAGGCCCTGACGGCAAGCTACACCCTATGATCCCCGTTGATCGGATCGGGGTTATTCACCTAACCCCCACTGAGGCCACCCTCTACCGTGGCCCTGAAATTAAGGAAGCTTGGAAGGCGTTCCTGGCCGTTAAGGCTGTAGCTGACCAGGTTCAGAATGTTAACTCTTGGGTTTCAACCAAAAAGGATAAGAAAGGATCGAAGAAGTGAGCGAACAGGCTCTCGCCACCGTGGATAACAAGAACGACTATGAGGCGCGCGCCCTGGCTGTACAGGCTGGGCTTGAAGCGTTTGACACCTCACTACTGGCCGCTAAGGCTATTGCGGACAAACTCGCCTATACCGAGTTTGTGCCTAAAGCTTGGTCTGGCAAAGCGCCTGAACTGGCCGTGGCGATTGTGAAGGGCGCGGCTATGGGTATGGACCCGTTTACCGCCGCTAACGCCCTGTATGTGGTTAATGGCCGCCCGGCGATGTACGCCGAAACCATGGCCGCCCTAGTGAAGGGCGCCGGATATGAAATCTGGTCCGAAGAAACCACGGACGATAGCGTAACCGTCTGTGTCTCTAAGAAGGGTTCAGAAATTATCCACAACGCTACCTGGACTATTGAGCGCGCCCAGAAAGCCGGGTATATGTCAAACAAGCGCTATGCGACGAACCCGCAACAGATGCTTTATGCTCGCGCGTTGTCTGAGGCGTGCAAGCGTGCCGCACCAGAAGTGCTGGCGGGCCTGGCCAGCGTTGAGGAAGAAAGCATTGCCGTTGGCGAGGCTGAGGTTAAGCCCATGCAGCGTAAACGCAAACCAGCTAAGGTTAAGCCGAACGATGTGCCCGAAGCTGACGCCGCCCCGGTTGTTGGCGGCGTGGTGTATGAAGAAGCAGAGATTATCGAAGAAAGTGAGGAAAACAAATGAGCACGTTCGCTACTTGGGCTGTGATTATTTGGGCCGCCCCGTTCGTGTGGTTCTGTATTCTAGCCGCCGCCGCCTATGGGTGCGAGGTTTGCGTAAACATCTGTGATGACATTAGCGATTGGCGATATGAGCGTCGCAGGAAGCGTGAGGCCGACACCCAAGCAGCTGATGACGTTAAGGAATAGCGGGAATGTGTCTTATTAAGTTGCTGCTCTTAGTTGTTACTGTTGCTTGCTGCGCGCTTACATTCGTAGCCGGTTTACGAAACGGTGATTAGGCTATGGCTACTTGGCTTGCTGGGGCCGTGTCTTATATGACTGGTACGTTCGCGGCCACACTAGTTTTTATCCCTATCGGGTTCGGCTTGGCCGTGTTTATGGGGTCGGTGGTGTGGGTGCTAATGCTGCTACATGAAAGGAAAGACAAATGAGCGCGGCTCTAGCTGTTAGCGCTAGTAAAGGGGCCGCTTTGCTGGTTGGGTTAGGCCCAATATGGCTAACTGTGTTGCTGGTCTCATTAGTTGTTTCTTCCTTGACCGTCGTTTTCTTCACGATACTATTAATGGCATGGGTGTTGAACTGGTTTGACACTCGCATCGAACGACTATGGAAACACACAGAAAAGGAGAACTAATAATGGGTAACAGCATTGTTCTAGACCAGAATAGCACCGCTGAAGAATACACGAACGTTCTACGCGGGCGATATGTAACCAGCGTTACTGTCGTTGACGGTGACGATTGCGCCCCACTGGAAGCTATTTTCACTCTCGATAACGGCATCACCCTTGTTGCCCACGGCAATGAGGGGTGCGAGGTTTGCGGTAACGACTGGTATTACATCGAAAAAGCTTTCGCATGTGGCAGTGCTCAGGCGCGTATCATGGGCGCCTATGCTAGGCATAGTCAAGATTTGGAAGATCTAGGGCACGAAACTTACACTATTTTTGTAATGGTGAACGGCAATTACGGCCCCACCCCCCTAGTAAGTTTCGAGGGCGGCGGCGACGGCTTCTACGGGACCGGGTTCACCCTAACCGTATATCCCACCACAAGCGAAAAGTACGGACCACATGCGCAATAACAAACCATACAGATAGGAAAGATAGTGGACTATATCACTATTGAGGGCAACCTCACCCGTGACCCTGAACTCAAATTCAGTCAGAGCAACAGCAAGCCGTACTGTTTCTTCACCGTGGCGGTTAGCTACCGTGAACAGCGTAACGGCAGCTGGGAAGATGTAGGCACCTGCTATTACTCTTGCACAGCATTTGGAAAGATGGCCGAAAACATCACCGAAAGCCTAACCAAGGGCAACCGCGTTGTTGTGGCTGGCCGCAAAACCACCGAGTTCTACACGGACAAGCAAGGCAACCAACGCACCAATGAGCGCATTAACGTTGATCACTGTGGACTTAGCCTACAGACCGCTTGCGCCCGCGTCATGGCCAACCCTAACGGCAACTACAGCAACCAGTCTCAGCAAGGCGGCTATCAGCCCCAACCGCGCGGCAACGGCTACGACTACGACCCGAACAGTTGGGGCGGCAACCCGCAAAGCCCCACGTTCTAACACAAATGGAGGTAACAAAAATGGAAGAACAGTTTAAAGAAACCGTTAAAGCCCTATGGCTATCCACGCCAGACAAGGAATACCACCTAAAGGCGTTCCCGAACCTGGCAGGTGAAGAACTAGCCAAGGCACAGTTCGAGTTTAAGACGTTCGCGGCGCTAAAGGACATGACCGCCGCGTTTAACGCCTACATGAACAGTGTTTGGTACAAGTACAAGCCCGCTGTGGCCGCTAACAACCTCCGCACTGTTATTCAAGCATCTATCCACATGCTTAAGGTGATTGACCCTAAGATTACCGCCGACAAGCTTGCAGAACTAACCTACGCAGAATGGCAGCGCGCCAAGGCTAAGCACGGCGAACATACGTTCGATTCTCCCTTAATGCCTGAATATTCTAAAATCATGGCGTTCATGGAAGAATACGGCGAGGTGGCGAGGGCTTTAACCTACGACAAGGAACACAGCGGAAACTTGTTGGATGAAATTGTTCAAGTAATCGGTTTGGCTGTCGCGTGGTTGCTGCTGGTTGAAGCAACCAACCAGAAACAGTGGTTAACGCGCAACAACCGTATTTCGGTATTCTAAATGGCCCGCACCGCTAAACAAGTTTTTGACGATATACGCGGCGAGTTCCTGGCCAAGGAAGATAATATCGAGCGTCTAGTTGAGGATGAGCTTTTAGCTTACGCGGCCCTTGTTGCAACAGTTGAGAAAACAGTCGAAGACCTGGAACAGTGTCGGTCAAAGCCGCTGGAAGAACGCAAGTTGCCTAACGAAAAAATTTTGTTAGACATCCTGACCAAAGCGTCCGCTGAGATACGGGCGTATAAGTCGAAAATGCGCCCTAGACCAAAACGCCGATAGCGTGTAATATCTTCCTTACGGGCGATGCTAAATGAACGCATCGTCGAGGATTGGGTGTGTTGGCCCCCTTGCTTATTAGACAGTCGTTTAATAAGCAAGGGGGTTAACTGTATACTGTGGGCTATGAGCAAAGAAGTTCGCGGCTCTCGATGGCGTAGAGTCCAAAAAGCGTTTATGCGCAACGCGCGCTACAACAAGCTACCGTGTGCGTTGTGTGGGCAACCGATTAATTACACGACGCGCAACCCCAACGACTGGGACGCGCCGAGCGTAGACCATATTAAACCCTGGATTTACGCACCAGAGTTGCGCCTAGACCCCGCTAATTTGCAGATAGCGCACCAAGAGTGCAACAAGATCAAGGGCACCGGCAAACAGGCTGTGCCGTCAATCGGCAACCAGTCGCGGCAGTGGGGAAAGAAAACAAATGAGTGAACACAAAACACTATATGGCGAAACCAAGGCGGCAATTGCTAGCGCAGACTGGCTAACCGGCGCTGACGCCGGGCAGATTCAGGCGCTAACCGACTTGGGGTCAAAAATTGATGACGCACTGCTAGACCTAGAGTCATATACGACTAGGGATATTAAAGACCTGATGCTTGCCTACAACAAAATTAGTGAATCGCTGGGATTGTCCCCTAACACGCGGGCGGCGTGGGAACGCCGGCAGCGTCAAGGCAAGGGAACCGGCATGAACAAGCTACAAAACGACATTGCAAAGGCTTTACAGTTTTGAAACCACCAACGCTACCTAAAGACTATAAGAATAGCCCCGAAGGTGCGTACTATTGGGAGTTCCTGGCCCAAGCTGAGGCCAAATGCAAGTTCAAGGTAGCCGGGTATGACGGGCCTAAAGGCAACCGGGAACCGCGCATCTGCACGCCCCCGTTACGCCCTTTGACGCCTGAAACAACCCTAGGCTATGCGTGCATTTTTTTCGCTGAAAACATCCTTGGGGTGCAGCTATTGCCATTCCAGCAAGCCCTGCTGATTAGGGCTTTAGAGACCGCCCCCGGCCATAGGCTCAGGTTTAAATACGTTTTCCTACTGGTTGCACGACAGAACGGCAAATCAACCGTCGCGCAGGTAATCAGTCTGTTCTTCATGTTCGGGTTGCGCAAACCCACCGTCGTAGGCACTGCTCAAGACCTATCCATAGCCGAGGGCTTGCTGGCTGGCTGTGTTGAGGTTGTCGAAAGTAACCCGATCCTCAAAAACTATATCCTGAACGTTAATAACACTAACGGCAAGAAAAGCCTAACGGTAGCCTGTGAGGGGCCAACAGGTGAACGAGCTGAAAGCACCTATCTAGTTAAGGCCGCAACCCGTAAAGCTGGCCGTGGTTTATCCAGTGACCTTGTGTTGTTGGATGAGCTACGCGAACAAACAAACTGGGTGGTTTGGGCGGCTGTAGCCAACACGATTATTGCCCGCCCTAACGCCCAAGTGTGGGGTTTGAGCAACGCGGGCGATATTTCGTCAGCGGTCCTAATGCACTACCGCAAACAAGCCCACAAGGCCCTTGGTGACCCTGACGGCATTGTTCGGGAAGATGAAAAAGAAAACGGGTTGACCCTACAAGTCAAAGACGGTACAGAAGATGATGACAGTGTGGGCTTATTTGAATGGTCAGCTAAGCCCGGCAGGTCAATTATGGATCGGGACGGCTGGTTAGAAGCTAACCCGGCTATCGGCTGGGTTATTGACCCGGCAGTTATCAAAACAGCCACGGCGCAACCAGAAGCAGAGTTTAGAACCGAGTGTTTGTGCCAATGGGTCCTTGACATGTACGAAGGCCCGTTCGCGCACGGCGCTTGGGACAAGTGCCGAGACATGGCCGGTGTTATCCCTGACGAAAACCCCGCCGTTTTCGCGGTGGATGTTTCATGGGACCGTGACCTAGCATATGTGGCCGCAGCAGGCATAAACAGCGACGGACGCCCGCAGGTTGAAATATGTGCTGGCCGCGCTAGTCGCAACTGGCAGGAATGGGTTCCAGAATGGTTCACTTCCTGGGTGGACCCCGCTAACCCGGTTGACGTGGTCGTTAACTCCAAAGGTTGCCCCGCAGCGGCACTAATAGACCACTTGAAGAAAGTGCCAGGGTTAAGAGTACGTGAATGGCAAGGTTCGGACGTGACGCTAGGCTGTGGCCTTTTCTATGACCGGGTTATGGCGGCAGAAAAAGAAAACCCTGACCGAACACCCTTAGCGCACCGTGGGCAGGAAGCCCTAGACCTGGCCGCTTCCGCAGCGGTCAAACGCAACGCGGGTGACGGCTGGATGTGGGATAGGCGCAACAGTAGCCGGGACATCTCGCCCCTAATTGCTTGCACCGCCGCTTTGTGGTGGCTAGAAACAGTGTATGTCAACAAAAAGACAACCTCGATTTATGAGTCTGGCGTGCTAGACTTAATTTAGATATATATGTCCATACAATGATAGGGCAAAATGTATAGAACTTTACGCCGCTACGTCGCGGCAATCGTCACAGTAGACATTGGGGACGCAAGCATTAGGGGAACCCTAAGCCGCGTCGATAAACACGCTATCACGCTAATCAACTGCTCGCAGCTTATCCCCCCAACAGTACAGAACCCAACCCCGACCCCGGTTGAGATTCTGGGCTCTATCATTGTGCCACTTCCTTGTGTAGTGCAGGTGTGTTAAATGATCTTTTCGACCCTTGCAGAACTTAACGAGACGGTAGGGAAAGGTAACGGCGTCGTACTCGATGTCGTAGACCCTCCCGTACCGTTAATCGGCTTTGAGCCCACTAACGGCATTAACGTATCCAATATTTGGCGGACCCAACCTAACGTGCGCATGGTGGTTGAGTTTATCGCCAACAATATTGCGTCTATCCCGCTATACGTATATAAGCGCAATGCCGATAATGGGCGCGAACGTGTGCGTGACGGTGAACTAGCTAGGGTGCTTGGCAACCCTGGCAACAGGCTAACCCCGTTCCGGTTTTGGTATAGGGTGCTGGTTGACTATTTGCTGTACGACTATTGGATTGTGCTAGTGCAACGCACCGAGACCGGCGAATATAACCTTGTTCGCGTACCCCCATACCGTGGAACGATCATTACCGATGGTTTGCAGCGTGCGCAAACTATCCGCGTGTCTGTTAATGACGGAACAACCGTTGACCTGGACCCTGAAACAGTGTTGTTTGACATGGGGTATAGCCAAACTGCGCGCGGCTACACGTCCCCTATTGTCACGCTGTCGCAGATCATTTCACAGAGTCAACAGTCTTTAGCATACCGTGATGAGGTTATGCGAAACGCGGCAACACATACGGGTATTGTGCAGCGCGAAACGGAATGGCCAAGCCAGGAAGCACGCAACAATTTTGTGCGCTCATTACGCCAATTCTCTAGCGGCAACAACCGCGCGGGCGGCACCATGCTTTTAGATGAGGGCATGAAATGGGTTGACCGCAACTATCAGGTTCCCCTAGTTGATGACCTGGAAGCGCGCAAGCTATCTGCCGTTGAGGTTTGCGCCGCCTACCATATCCAGCCAGAGTTGCTGGGTATCCGTGAGGGCACCTACGCCAACCAGGAAGCGTTTAGGCAGTCCCTATATAGGGACAACCTAGGGCCATACATTACAGCCCTTGAACAGTCTGTAAACCCACTTGTGGCTATGCTTGAACAACCCTCCGACAACTATATTAAAGCCCATGTTGACGTTAAGTTGCGTGGTTCATTCCAGGAACAGGCAAGCTTGCTTGTATCCTCTACGGGCCGCCCGTTCCTAACCACCAATGAAGCGCGCGCAAAGGTTGAGCTAAATAGCATTGAGGGTGGCGACGAACTGGTAACCCCGCTAAACGTCCTTACTGGCGGCCAAGCATCCCCACACGATTCAGGGAGTCAAAACGAAAAACAGGCACCCGAAACGGCTGTTAAAGCCGCCCCTGAACCGGAAGAAGAAAACGACTCGCACCAGCTTGCAGCAAACACTCTCATTGGTGGCTGGGAAGATAAAGCCGCCGAACTATTCTCCAACTTCTACGCGCGGCAAGGGCGCAGTATCCAAGCCAAGCTAGGAAGCAAAAGCGAGGAATGGTGGGAACAAGATAGGTGGGTTAAAGAACTAGCGGACGATCTATTCAAGCTATCCAAGCTGGCTGTGGCCGACATGGGGCCAAAGGCGGCTAAAGCATTGGGCTTTGACCACGATAAAGAATGGTCTCTAGAAAAATGTATTGGCTATTTGTCGGCTGTTTCAAAGAGCCGCGCCCGCATGGTTAACGATGCTACCTATAGGGCCATTAAGGAAGCTTTAGACAATGCGGGTGATACCGCTACGCTGTTTAGTGAAACAGAGACAGACAAGCGCGCTAAGCGCAGCGCGGCAATGTTGCTGGGCGCGTTGAGCTCATTTACTGCCAATGAGGCTATACAGCAAGCCCGGCCCGGCAAAGGCGGCAAAAAGACTTGGTACACGCCAAGCCCTAACCCCCGCGCTAGTCACCGCCGCATGAACGGGCAAAGTGTCGGCACCGGTAAACTGTTTAGCAACGGCATGCAGTGGCCGCATGACCCCGCAGGCGGCGTCGATGAAGTGGCCGGTTGTACATGCTACGTAGTAGTAGAAAGTGGTAATTAAAATGACACAGATTCTTTACAAGAACGCGGCAAGCGTGAAAGCCAACCCGGAACAGGCAGGGTTTACTGGCTATGCGTCTACCTGGACTCGCACCCCTGACTATGCCGGGGATGTGGTGGCTAAGGGTGCGTTCACCAAGACCCTGGCTGATTGGGCGGCTAAGGGTTGCGATATTCCCCTACTGTGGCTACATAACGACGCTGACCCTAACGCCTATATTGGGTGGGCTAAATGTACAGAGGACGACCACGGCCTCAAGGTTGACGCCACTATCGACACAGATAACCCCATGGCTAAACAGGTTCATAAGTTGCTGAAGAACAAGCAGGTTGCGGAAATGAGCTTCGCGTTCCGCGTGCTTGACTCTGCAACCATTGAGGTAGAAAACGGCATCAAAGCCAATGAACTACGCGAACTAGACCTGCTGGAAGTCTCTGTTGTGCCTCACGGTTGCAACCCTGATACTAGCATTGACGATGTTAAAGCAGCATCAAACGCCCCTTTGTTCACCAACGAAGAAGTAGCTAAACTGAAAGCATTAATCAATCAGGCCCCGAGCGGGGAAGCGGATAGCAAGTCTAGCGAGGATGCAGGGCGCATTAAGCACGACGAGGTTATGGCGCGAATCGCGAACCAGGTCAAGGAATACTTGACACTACCTGATTAAAGGACAAACTAAAAATGGCAAAGACGCTAAGGGAGCAGCACGCCGAGCTAGCCGCAAAGGTTAAGGGGCTCGAAGCTGACCTACAGAATGAATACACCCCGGAACGCCTAGAAGAATACCGCAATGGCGCTGAGCGCCTAAAGGAACTCTATAACGCGGTACAGGCTGTGGAAGAAACCAAGGGCCTTGTAGACTCTCTGGCCGCTAATACTGAGGAACCCGCCGCCCCCGCTAACGGCGCGGTGGACGAATCGGTTAAGGGCCTGAGCATGGCTGACCGGTTTGTTAAGTCTGAAAACTATCGGCGTTTCACAAAGTCACGTGTCGGTAGCTCCGGCGCCCCGGTGACTATTGACCCGGTTAAGGTGGGTTCGCTTGAAGAGTTCATGGTTGAACGCAAGTCTTCAAACGTGCTTGCAACCCCGGTGGCGCGCCTACAGCCCGCACGCTACCCTACCGTTGACGCTATCGACCGCGCGCCGCTAACCCTACTGGATGTTATCGCACGCGGCGAGATGGCCACTCCGGCTTTTGAGTATGTGCAGATTACTGGGGTTAGCCGGAACGCTGCTATTGTGCCTGAAGCTACCACCACGAATAACGCGGCCAATTTGAAGCCTATCTCCGACTTCACCACGAACATGGCCGAGTGCAAGGCCGTAACCATGGCCGATGGTTTCATTGCGTCTACTCAGATGTTAGAAGACGCGGGCGCGTTCGCTACCTGGATGCAGGGCGAATTGACCTACAACCTGAACGCCCTGATTGAGGATAACGTTCTGAACGGCCCTGGCGGTTCCGGTAAGCTGACCGGTATTCTAGCCACTACCGGCCTACAGAACCTGACCTACACTGCCACGGCTGGCACTGATGGCGCTATTGACCTTGTTAAGGCCGCACGTCAAGCGGTAACCAAGCTAGAGAACGTGGGCACCACGATTAAGTGTGTGCTTATCAACCCTGAAGACGATGAGCTGCTAGACCTGGCGCAAGACGCCGACAAGCGTTTCTATTCTGCTGGCCCGTTTGGGCGTGGCCCGAACACTCTGTGGGCGTTGCCGCGTATCAAGTCGGCTAAGGTTCCGCGTGGCACTCAGATTATCGGCGACTTCAACCAGGTTCAGTTACTCGACTACAAGGGCATTAACGTTAATGCTTTCTCGCAGCACGCCGACTTTGCACAGCGCAACTTGGTATACGTCCGTGCCGAATGCCGAGCCGGTCTAGCCATTTACCGCCCGAACCGCCTCTGTGTGGTGAAGAAGAGCTGATGATTGTCTTTAACGGTATCCGCTACCGGTTCGAGGATGCACTCGAACTAGGTTTGATTGGCCCCGATGGCGGGGCGCAGGTTGAGGGAGTCGCCTTTGACGGCCCCGCCCATGCCCCGCGCCACCTGGCCATTGAAGACAGTGCCCCAACCGATGAGGCCCCCGCCGTCGAGGATGAGGCACCCAAGCAAACTGGCCGGGGTAACCGCCCCCTAGCCAAGGCAGAATAGGAAAACCCTAGATGAGTTTGTCAGACCGGGCAGGCGTGAATGTTCCCCTGCTTGTAACCCCCGAAGTTATTGCGGAAGCTAGCGGCGGCGCTGTACACGCGGCAGACCCGCGCCTGCCCGTTCTGATCGACGGCGCAACCAACGCGCTTAGGGCTTGGTTGGGTTGGCATGTTGCCCCCGTAATCACCGAGGTTATGACCTTGGATGGCAACGGCCATACCACAATGCAGCTTCCGTCTACACACGTGTTGTCCGTAGACGCGTTAGCTATCAACGGCCAAACAATTCAACCTCACCTTTACGGTTGGTCACAGGCCGGAATGATCGAACTATACAACGGCGCGTTCCCTGAACGGTTCCGGTCAGTTCGGGTAATGGTGAAACATGGCTACCCGTCCCTACCTGCGTTCGCGTCAATCGTGACTAACACTGTACTTGGGGCCATGTCTAGCCCGATGGGCGCTACCCGTGAACAGGCGGGCGAGTTGTCTATCGCGTGGGAACGCAACGGGTTGCAGCTAACCAGTAAGGACAAGGAAACCCTGGCCCCTTACAAGATTCAGTCTTGGGCGTGACCAATGCTTATCCCTTTCGCATATAGCCGCGCGAACCGGCAAAAGGTACAGATTCTAAAACCTAAAACTGTTTGGCAGTCTGGCCAAATGGTGGACACGCGAGAGTCTGAGGTTCTTTGCGAATCTGTTTGCCTATGGTCTCAAACCGAAGCGTCTTTGAGCGCTGGCGGCAAACAGATCACGCAGGGCACTAGGAAACTCTATTTGCCCCCCGATGTGTTAACCGACTGGGAAGTTACCGACGGCCACATTAAAGGTATCGAAAAATCGCGGTTGCGTGTCCGGTTCCCTGACGGTGGGCGCGACTGGGAAATTATCGACGAAGTGCGCCACGTGCGTTCGTTGTCGGGTGGCCTTGACCACCAGTTCATGACATGTAGGCGACTGGAAGGTGGCGACTAAATGCCCTGGAAAACCAAAACTATTTTGAATTGGGAAGGCGCAAAGGCGACAATGCACCACCCACTAATCATTTCAGACATTAACCGGCGGGCATGGCAAATCGCCCACGCCGCCGGACCCGGCTACACAGTTAAGCAACGCCATAAGCGCGTTGTGCGTTACGGCGCAGAAGTGCGGGCCTATTCTTACGACGCTAAGCGCCGTGAACAAGACGGCGAAGGAACTTTAATGGGAGCTATTAATGCCGGTAGAGTCTGACCTAGTCACCGAAAACGGGTTTGACGGATTCACGGAAGCTTTAGCCGAGTTCCTGAACGCCAAGCTTGACTTTCCCACCTATGGGCAAATTCCCAACCCGCGCCCACCCGCCTTTTTGGTTATCACCCGTAACGGCGGCTGGCTAAGCAAAGTGACCGACACGGTCTATATGCAGTGCGAGGTTTGGGCGGACACCAAGGGCAAGGGCTTAGGTATGGTGCAGCAGATTAGGGAACTGCTTATCCGGCAACCACTCTCCCATATCGGCCCGTACCGAGTCTTTCACCGGTACGAAGTGTCTAGCGCAACCTACCTACCCCTAGTTAGCTCCGATGATATCCGATGGCAGTTTGAGCTTGGTTTCAAACACCAAATCAGAAAAGAAAAGGTCTAATGGAATACCCAATGATTGGAACAGCCCCCGGCACGGCCAATGGCAGACCGTTCGGTGTTGGCGACAAGATTCTAGTCATAGAAGCGGGCGAACGCGCGCGACTTCTACATTACGGGGAAGCTATCGACGATGAGGCAACCCCTACCCCCACGGAAAACAAGGCTTTTACGCCCGAGACTAAGGACTGATCAATGACCTACGCGAAGCTTAACCTTGCCGATATCCGTCAGTTTGGTTCGGTTGATGACTCTATCTCTATGGCGCCGGTAGGAACCACTATGCCTACTGCTTTGCTGGCGGCTGACGCGGCCCTGCCGTCTCCCTGGGTTGAGGTGGGCTGGAACTCCGAGGATGGCTACACGTTCTCGCCCAATGACTCTACGGATAAGCGCAAGGGGCACCAGGGCCACGAAATTTACAAAACGATTATGACCGAGTCCAACACGGAATTTTCGTTTGTGGCCTTGGAAACCTCCCTCACTACTTTCTCTATCCAGTGGGATATCAAGAAGAGTGAGGATTTGGCGGCGGGCGGTGGCCCTGGCAAGCCCGCAACCCAGCTAACCCTTTCCTCCGCGCGCTCTATCAAGTCTGTTGCCTTGGCTGTGCGCACTTGGTCTGAAGGGTACCAATATATGTACCTGATCCCCCGCTTTGAGATTGGGGAACGCAGCGAGTATAAGCTGTCCGCAACTGAGGATACCGCATTTAACGTTAAGGGAACCATTATCGGTAACGTGACGCTTATCACGGACGATCCGGCCATTAAGAATGGACTGAAGCTGTAGCCCTATGCTATCCTTGAGTTGTTGAGCCGATGGTTTGACATTTCCTTTCTGTGTGTTGTTCGGGAAACGCCGCCCATGCCTAGCGTGTGGGTGGCGTTTCTTGTATAATAAAGTCAAGAATTAACAGTTACCCCAATGGAGGTGGACATAATGTCTGAAACCACTGTTACTATGACTACCGCCGAGATGGCTAACCAGCTACACGCCAAGACGCCCGAGGATCACAAGCCCCGCAAGGTAGATGATAAGGAAGCTATGGCCTTAGCTAACGAAGCACTTAGCGGCGTCATTACCGTAACCGTGAACGGCGTGACCTGGGATGTTGATAAGGCCGCGTTTAACGACTTCCGCCTAATGTATTCAGCAAGCAAGGGCGACATTATGCCCATGTTCAATGCTCTAGTTCCTGACGGCGAAGCGGTTGAGAAGCTATTCAAGACTATTGCTCTACCTGATGGCCGAGTGCCGGTCGACCAAATGGCGGCGCTACTCGAAAAAATCAGTGAGCGGGTAGGCATGGGAAAATAACAGCCCTGCCCGGGGTGGTGGCTGAATACACGCCCGAGCTTGAGGCCGACTTCCAACGGTTCTACGGCATTGACCTTGCCGATCTGTGGACCGGCAAAATGAGTCCCCGTAGGGCTTGGAATTTGGTTGAAAACCTCCCGGCGGGCGCGGCGCTCTGGCAAGCTATAGGTGGCCCGAACGCATGGACCGGCGAAGAATACGCGCTACATAGTTGGCTATGGAAGTTAACATGCGTAGTGCTGGACGGCTTCGGGGCCAAACAACGTGACATGCCCGAACGGCCCAAACCGCCCGAGATTGGGTGGCGCGAAAAGCTACGCGCTAAGGCTTTGCTGGAAAAGGCGCGTATTGCTAGAATTAAGGCAAGGAACAAACGCCAAGCTAACGGTTTGGCACCGACTTAGTTTCCCCGTATTGAGCAATGAGCGCTCTATTGTTGGCCCCGCCTAAACTGCCTGAATAGCACGGATCAAAAATTTTTAACCGCCGGTTGTTTTATTCATAATGTTCAGAGTGGGGCCAAGTTTTACACGTTAGGCAGGCAGCATGGCGAAGACACAATATATTGAGTTAGCCAACACTTATGTGTCAATCGTCCCGACTGTCAAGGGCGCGGCTGAAGCCCTTGACAAGGCGTTCGGCGGCGAAAAGGAAAAGTGGGAAAAAGCCGCATCCCGTCTGGGCAACCGGATGGTGGAAGCTATTGTGAAGCTTTGGAAAGACGCTAGCAAAAAATACAACATGGCTAGCGGCTTTGTTACTAAGCTAAAGGCAGACATTCAAAAAGCCTCCCCGGAACTCAAAGCCGAGTATAAGAAAATGGGTGAGAACATCACCCGCATCACTTCAAATTGGAGTGAGCTTAACCGCAACATTATTAAGTCTTCCTTTGGGCGTATAAAAGAAGATCTGAACATTGGCGGTATCCGCGCTAGTGTCTCTAAGGAAATGGCGGGCATTAGCGCCGCGTTCGCCGGGGTAGGCGTGGGCGCTGTTGAAACTGGTAAGCGGCTAAAACAAGCTTTTAACGACTCTAAGCTTGGTAAAGCCCTTGCGCCCGAGTTCGAGAAAATTCAAGCTAAAGCCAATAGCGCTTTTGACGCTGTGATAGTGAAATCGGTCAAGGCGGCGGCAGCTATCGACGTTGCTACGATCCCATTTCGCCGTATGGCGGCGACGGCTGAAGCGGCAAAAACCAAGCTCACATATGCGTTCTATGGTTTAAGTGATCAGATCAAAAAAGCTATCGAACCGATCAAAGCTAAATTTAGCGAGGTGTTCGACAAGGTCAAAGAATCTGCCTCAAAGCTCGCTGACGGCGTTAAGGAGCGTTTCGGCAAGATTCATGAGGCCGTCGCTAACATTGTCGGCAAGATCACCGCCCCTTTCTCTAAAGCATTTGGGGCTATCTCTGAAGTGTTTAAGCCGCTTACTTCCTCTCTGGGCAACCTGGCCTCAACGATTGGTAAGGGCGTTAGCGGTGCTGTCGGTTACGTGGGCGGCGCTATCAAAACGCTTGCGACTGAGCACGCCCAAACGCTGTATGGGCTTGTCAGCAACACCACAGGAACTATTGGGAAACTTAAGGGCGCTGTCAAGCAGGGCGTGCAGGGCATGTTCAATGTGTTGCCCGAAGAAACGCGCAAGTCTATTAGTGGGATGGTTGAAAAGTTTAAAGCTTTCAACCCCTCTTCACACCTGTTAGGCCCTTTAAAGGCTATGGGCAACACGGTTGGCTTTTTCGCTGGCCAAGCCGGAAAAGCCCTGGAAGCCTCATTTAACACGGCGGTTAATGGGTGTCTTGCGGCTATTGGCGCGCTTACGGCGGCTATCGCCTCACAACTTGGCGGGGCTATTGAGCGTGTAGACACGGCACACAACTTCCCCCGCATCATGCAGAACATGCGCGTCTCTACTGACGATGCGTCAGCCGCCTTAGCCAAGATGGACAAGGCCATTACCGGCTTGCCCACCAAGCTTAATGACATGACCGATATGTCTGTTGCGTTGAAGTCGGCCATGCCAGACAAAGAAATGTCCTATGTTTCTGACGTGGCTATCTCCCTTAACAACGCTCTGCTTGCTGGCGGTAAGGGTGCTGCTGAAGCTAACCGCGCGTTCGTGCAGTACACGCAACAGTTAGCTAAGGGCAAGGTGGACATGCAGTCCTACCGCGCCCTAATGGAAGTCATGCCCGCGCAGCTAAACCAAATCGCAGAAGCGTTGCTAGGTGCTGGGCACAATTCGCAAGAACTGTATACGGCCATGAAAGATGGCACGGTTTCGTTTGACGATTTTAACGCCGCACTAATCAAACTCAATAGCCAAGGCGTTAACGGGTTTGCGTCATTCACAGATCAGGCCAAGTCAGCCACACGTGGCATTGAAACCGCGTGGGGTAACGTAAAGAACCAGATTCAACGCGGTTTGGCTAAGATTATTGACGCTATCGGCTATGAGCGCATCCTTGGCGTAATCATGAAAGTGCAGGAATACACCAAGGCGTTCTTTGACGAAATTGTCAAGTTTATTAACGTAGCCAACAAGGACGGCGGTAAGGCGTTCTCTGGTTTCGCTGACGCCATTCCGTTCATTGGCGCGGCTCTGGGCTTTATCCTCCCTAACCTGCCTATCATTGGCGGCATGTTCACGGGCTTAACAGCTGGGGTTGGCGCGTTCATTGGCGTTGTTGTTTTGGCGTGGGTGAAGTCTAAAGAGTTTAGGGACTCTGTCGCTGGCCTTGGCGATGAACTTGGGAAGCTTGGGCAGAAGCTAGCCCCTACCGGCGCGGAGCTGCACAAATTCGTAGATTCTTTCGGAACCTCAACGGGCCACGTGTTTGGCGGCATGATCGACAAGCTAATTAAGCCAATTGTGGAGGGAACCGGCAAGGCTGAAGGCGCTCTAACTAGGACTGTGGCCACAATTAGTTCATCTGTACTACCCATTATAGTTGACGTGCTAGATGTTGTTGTAGACGTTTTCGCCATGGTTGAACAGCTCGCGGGCGGGTTGCTGGGGGAAATTTTCGACAAACTATCACACACCTTTGCCCGCACATTCCCCTCGATCAAGGCTGTTTTTGATGGGTTCAAAAAGCTTTGGGACTTCATTGCGCCGATTTTAATTCCAACTTTTAAAATTCTTGGGGCAACAGTCGGCTGGTTAATTGGGGTTATTCTTGACTTGGCCGGATCTGTAATGGGCGGCGTGGTTAAGCGTCTCGCTAGTTTCTTTGACTCCATTAACCCCGCACTTGATAAGGCTATGCCGAAGGTGCAGGCGTTCGCCGATAAAATGGTTAAAAGCTTCAACGACTTTAAGCAATATGCGGATCAAGCTTGGCAGAAGGTTCAACCGTTTTTCGAGTGGCTGGGCTCTGCTTTGGGTAGCCTTGGCGTTGGGGCACTGTATTTAGTCATTGACGCTTTTAAATGGTTGTATGACGAGGGCGTGAAGCTTGTTAATGAGCTAATGCCTTACCTCAAACCCTTGTTTGACCAACTTGTTTCTTGGTTCAACACTCTTAAGCAAGTTTTCGTTGACTATGTCGTGCCCGCCCTAAAGGTCGGCTGGGATGCACTCAAGGTGGCGTTCCAGGTTGGCGGCGACATTATCGGCGCTGTGTTTAATGCTGTTGGGGCTGTGCTTAAATGGGTGTGGGACTGGATTATTGGTCCCGTGTTTGAGCTAATCAAGGTCGGTATCAAAGTTCTACTTTGGGTTATCAACCTGAACATTGAGCTTATTAAGGCGGCGTTTAGGGGCATGGCCGCCGTAGCACAATGGGTTTGGGACCATGGCTTGAAGCAAACCTGGGACGCTATCAAGTCTGGCGCTGACGCTGTTGGTAAATGGTACCGTGACAACCTGGCCCCGATCTTCACCACGTTCTGGAATGGGATAAAGTCCGGCTTTAAGACAATGGGTGACGTTGTTAGCTCAGCTTGGAATGATATTAAGGACGCTGCTAAAACGCCCGTCCGATTTGTCATTGATACTGTATACAACAAGGGCCTTAAGACCTGGTTTAACACGGCGGCTAGCACGATTGGCATTAAAACCCGTCTGCCTGACATTAAGGCTGGGTTTGCGTCCGGTGGTGTTCTGCCCGGCTACACTCCGGGTCGGGACGTACATAAGTTCTATTCCCCCACCGGTGGGGCTTTGGAGCTTAGCGGCGGTGAGGCTATCATGCGCCCCGAGTGGGTTAAGGCTGTTGGTGGCCCGTCGGCTGTACACCGCATGAACCGTTTGGCTATCCAAAGCGGCGGCCACGCTTTCAGCTATGGTGGCGACGCTGGACAAACCGCTTTCGCCGACGGCGGTATCCTGGGTGACGCTTGGGGTTGGATCACAGACAAGACCGGTAAGGCTTGGAACTGGACCAAGGACAAGGCGAAGTCAATCGGCCATGCGTTTATGCACCCACTCGAAACTATTGAGAAACTAGTGCTCGCCCCCACCCGTAAACTGTTGGGCAAGGTCACTTCCGGCGCTGTCGGCGACATGGTTAAGGCAATGCCGCCCATGTGGTTTGACCGCCTAAAGGCAATCTTTAAGGGTGAAACTGAAAAGATTGGCGGCGGTGACCTTGTCAACACGGCGCGTAAAGCTATCGGCACTCCCTATGTGTGGGGTGGCGTGAACGTGCCCGGCGGTGTGGACTGCTCCGGCCTCATCGTGTGGGCTTTGCGTCAAATGGGTAAGAATGTCCCCCGCCACACGGCGTCGTCTTTCCAAGCTAACTCTTCCCCGATTGGTTCCCCGGCCCCGGGTGACCTTGCGTTCTGGGGTGGCGCGCCCGGTATCGGTGGCGCGCACCACGTCGCGGTAGTGTCTGGCCCTGGCCGGATCATTGAGGCCCCCACATTCGGTATTCCAGTACGCGAAACCAGCGTCTACGGTGCAGTAAACTACGGTCATTTCAAGTACGACCAAGGCGGCTGGCTAAGGCCCGGCATTACGACCGTAGTCAACAAGACCGGTAAGCCTGAGCCGGTGTTCACCTCCAACCAGTGGCAGACACTCAAAAACAAGGGTGTTGATAGGGCGTCACTGGTTGAGGCCCTTAACGGCTTGTCGGTGACTCTCAATGTCGGCGGCAAGGACATGGACGCCTACCTAGACGTGAGGGAAGCCCCCACTAACGCCGCCGTATCAAAACGCAAGATTAACGAAATTTTAGGTGTGAGATAGAACATGGCTAAATGGAGCCCGTCTAGCGGCTATTTGTTCGTCGGCGTGAACGTGTCACAGTCACCCGCGACAGTGACCGCAAACACCAAGACAGTTACGCTCACCGCCCGCTACTTTGTTTCGAGCGACGGCTACGGACACAACTTTAGTTCCGTACTACACGCCACCGGCGCCATTGTGGCCGATATCCCGTTTAGTTTTTCCAGTCCCTACAACGGGTCTGTGACGCGCGAGGTTGGTTCACGTTCAATCACGGTGGCAGTTAGCGGAACTAAAAGCTACACGTTTAACGCTAGCGTGGGTCCGATCTGGAATGGCGGCAACCCTACTGTTTCGTACACGCACACGGTGCAGGTTACCGGCGCAACAAGCGGCGGCGGTGGCGGTACCCCGGCTACCCCTATTCAAGGCCCAAGCGGGCCAACCAATGTTAAAGCCGTCCTTATCAAGGGGCGCCCCTATGTGACATGGGTTAACAATGACAGTAGCGTTAAACCGGTCCTTGCGGTGGGTATCGAACGTCAAGGGTCCGACGGGAAACTAGTCCGTGTCGCCACGCTGCAAGGCAAACCCACTAGCTGGACGGATAATGCAGCGGCCCGCAACGAACGCTACACCTATTATGTTCACACCTGGAACACTGTAGGTGTGTCTGACCGTATCCCTGCCACCGATCCACTCTATATGCCCATTGATGCACCAACCGGTGTGAATGTTAAGTACAGTAGAGACGGCGGCGTCTACCTGACCTGGGTAAACAGGTTAGGGTATGAGCCGGTCGTGCTTGTCAAGCAAGGCGACACTGAAACCGAGTATGGGGCGGGAACAAAGTTTGTTACTCTACCCGCCCCCACCGGGGAAATGTCGTGGGGTGTGGCGTTAGCATCCCCCGGCAAGGCGCAGGTGTCGCCCTATACTCAGTCAAACACGCTCCCCCCGCTGCAACCACCAGTGGCGCCAACTATTGTGGGGCCTAAAGAAACCGTTGCGCCCACAAACATTCCCCTAGTGTGGCAACATAACTCAAGGGATACTTCAGAGCAAGAAAAAGCTGAAGTACGATATAGGGCTATTGGTGGCACCAGTTGGGAAACCGTCACTGTCAGTAACGCCCAAACAACCACGTTGCCTTTACTTGCCGTGGGGCGCTGGGAATGGCAGGTGCGCACCTGGGGCTTGTTTAAACCAGGTGAAGAACCTGGGGCCTCTCCTTGGTCGGATGTGTCTAACATTAACGTAGACACGCCACCTAGCGTGCTGCTAGGGTTCGCCGTATTGGGTGCACCGGTAGTGAAAACTTCGCGCCTAAACCTAACATGGCGTTTTATCACAACCTCCGGGGCAACACAGGTAGCCGCCGAAGGCAAACTGTATGACACTAACGGGAACCTGGTTGAAACCCAAACCAGCGAAACGGCTGACGCGAAACTACAGTTCGCAACCCCACTCCCGAACGGTAGCCGCTGGCGTGTCGCATTGCGGGCTAAGTCTAGCGCGGCCCTATGGTCGAACGTGGCCGAGGCGGCTTTTCAAGTAGAGTACGCAATGCCTTTAGCGCCCGTGGCCGCTGGCAAATGGGATGAAACTAACGGGTGTGTGAACCTCACTATTAGCAACCCGCAACCCACCAACGCCGATAATGTGGCGGCAGTGACAAACACTGTATGGGCTAGCCGTGACGGCGGCAACACTTGGGAAGTACTCGCCGCCCTAGTGCCGTTAGATACCACCTACACGGACTACACGGCCCTATCTAATGGGGATACGCTCTACCGGGTAGAAGCAATAAGTGGCCTACCCTCTTCAGCCCACACTGACTATGCAGTTAGCGCAGACTCACAAGCTATCTGGATATCAGACGGTGCAAGCCCCGGTATTCCTTTCCCTTGGGAACCTAAACACACGCTAAAAGCTGGGTTGGTTAACCGCAAAGTGCAGCGGTTCGCAGGCCGGGAAAAAGGCGTACTGTTTGCTGGCCGTGAATATGAGCGGTCAATCTCAGTAACCGCCGACGTGCGAGACGAAGAATACCAAAGCCTAATAGACCTAGAGAAACTAGCGTTAACACCACAAGTCATGCTGTACCGTGACCCCATGGGGCGCCGAATGTGGGTGTCTCTAGGCGAAATTAGTTTACCCCGTGACGTTAACGGCGCATGGAATATTAGTTTTGATGTAACCGAGGTTGAAGCCCCGCATGGACATTAACAGTATTGATTGGGCTGGGCACCGGGTAACCCGATACACGGTTACCCGGCTTAGCCGACTCGAACACGAAATAGGCGAACTGAAAGAAGTGCTTAGCGGTAGCGTCTCTGTTTCCGCAACCACACAGTTAAGAACGTCCGCATCACTTGAGATAGCCGACACAGGGCAGGGCATTAACTTTGCTAGTGAACGTGTACGCATTGACGCAACAGTCAACGGGTATACGTGGCCTTTGGGCGTGTTCCTATATTCCTCCCCGAAGCGAAGCTACACAGACGCACAAACCACTATCAGTGTTGAGCTATTAGGCAAGCTCGCTATTTTGAGCGAGTCATGCACACAATACCCCTACAGCGTTCCGGCTAACACGGCGGTTGTACCTCTAGTTAAAAGCCTGATCGAAGCGCAGGGCGAAACAAACATTATCGCAACCGATAAACAAAAGTTCCTACGTTCAGCTATGGTGTGGGACGCTGGCACCAGCTACCTTAAAATAATCAACGACCTACTAGACGCTATTAACTATTGGGGCCTCTATACGGATGGTTCCGGCGCGTTCTGTATCACCCCCTACACTCTCCCGGAAGATCGCGGCATTTCGTGGATGTTTGTTGAGGGCGCAAACTGTATCCATACGGCAGAATGGACACGTGAGCAAGACATTCTTGGTGTCCCTAACCAGGTTGTGCTTGTTGGTAACGCGGCGGGCGGTGGCGGCGATAACGAAGATAAACATGTTCTCACCGGTATTGCCCGCAATGAAAACCCTGATTCTCCCTACTCCTACCAGTCGCGGGGACGCTGGATCACCCACACAGAGACCGGGATTGAGGCAGACAGTACAGGCACCTTGTTTGCTAAAGCACAACGCAAGTTGCAAGAGCTTTCCGCACCTGTCGGCAAGATTGACATTAAGAACGCGCCCCTAGCCCTGGACCCTAACCAGGTTGTCTTGTTTGACTCGCAAGGCCACAGGGCTAAGGCCACTATCCAGGAAATTAAATAC